GATCGTAAGAAGCCCGGATTTCGCGAGTTTTTGGCGCCGTGAAATAGAATTATTCACTACCTAAAGATTGGTTACGTAAGACTTTATGGCGAAACGCGGCGGAAAGAACGGCAAGGCCGCAGGGGCCCGTAGGAAGGTCGGGAAGGCCTCCAGCACCGCCGCCGGCGGCGGGGATGTAGCCAGGCCCGCCGGCCTGAAGGGCCTGCGAAAAGAGGAGATCGCGGCGTATTTCGGCGTTCACTGGCGCACGGTTTTGCTGTGGGTCAAGGCCGGTTGCCCCGCCAGCCGGGACGCGCGCAAGCGGTGGCGCTTCGACCTGGCGGAGGTGTTGCCCTGGACGGAGGCCCAGCAAAAGACGTTCCGCCCGGGTCGGCCGGCCGAGAAGCGCGACTCGCAGGCCGACGAATGGCGCCGCCGCGCCGAGCAGGCCAAGGCCGAGCTGGCCGAGCTGGATCTGGCGGAGAAGCGGGGGCAGCTCGTCGATGCCGTGGACGTCGAGGCCGGCCGGGTCAAGCGGATCATCGCGGTGAAGGAAGCCCTCGGCCGGCTCGTGCGGGGCGTTCCCGCCGAGGTCCGCGACCAGGTCGACGAGCGGGTGCAGGAAATTCTCAGGGAGTTCTCGCGTGGTCCGTCCGCTAGCGCAAGTTGACTGGTCAGACGCCGAGCGTGCGGCGTGGACGCCGATCGAACGGCTCAAGCCGTCGGCGTTCGCGGAGAGGCACTACGATCTGCCCGTGGGCCAGTCGAGCATACCGGGCCCGTGGCGCAACGCCAACGCGCCGTACCTGGCGGGGATAATGAACATCGCCATGGCCGCCGGCGTCGAGATGCTCACGATCATGAAGGCCGCGCAGATCGGGGCGTCCGAGGCGCTGCGGATCGTGATGGCCTGCATCGCCTACATGCTCGGCCTGCCGATCTCGCTGACGCTGCCGAACCGCATCAAGGGCCGCAAGATCATCGACAACCGCGTGCGGACCATCTTCGAGAGGATGGATGTCCTCAAGCTGCTGCACACGCCGCGAAAGAGCGACCTGCAAAAGGAGCAGATCAAACTCCTCAACGGGTTCATCCTGCATCTGATGTGGGCGGGCTCGGCCGTCTCCATGAAGTCCGATCCGATCTACATGCAGATCAACGACGAGGTCGACGACTTCCCGATGGAAACCGACCGCCAGGCGTCGGCCATCGACATGGGCTTCAAGCGCCTCGCGACGTACGAGGACGGCCGGCAGATCAACCTCGGCACGCCGACGACGCGCTTCGGCAACGTCGCCCAGCTCTTCGACGACTCGCCGATCAAGCTGTACTACTACGTGCCGTGCCCGCACTGCGGGGCCTTCCAGCGCCTGCACTTCGCGCAGCTCAAGTACAAGGCGCCGAAAAAGGGGACCAAGAGCGAGCGGGCGGGGGCCGTGATGCGAAACCGCTCGGCGTGGTACGTCTGCAGCGAGTGCGAGCGGGCGATCCGCCACGGGCAGAAGGCGGCCATGGTCCGCGACGGGCGATGGTCGAGCGAGGCCGGCCACGTTGTCGGCGCCGACGGCAAGCGATACGCCGACGCCGAGCAGGTCCCCGTCTGGCCCGCCGGGACGCGGATCGGCATGCAGATCTCGCGGCTCTACTGCCTGTGGGCGGGCGGGAACTGGTGGAACATCGCGGCCGAACAGATCCGATCGACGGGCAGCCGGTCCAAGATGTTCGACTTCACGACACAAACCCTCGGCCGGCCGTTCGAGCAGCAGGTCCAGCGGCCGGCGGCGAGCGTCTTCGGCGGCAAGGTCGAGCGGGCGAAGATCGACGAGGGCGTCGCGCCCGGCTGGACGCAGGTCATCGTCGCGACCGTCGATATGCAGAAGGACCACTTCTACGTCGTCATGCGGGCATGGGGCGGCACGAGCATCGCCGAGCGGGCCGAGCTGCCCGGCGTGACCATGAAATCGCAGCGCGTCTGGCACGGCCGCGTCGAGACGTGGGACCAGCTCGACGAGATATGCCTCGCCCGCCGCTGGGAAGTCGACGACCCCGACGCCGCGGCGATGGCGGCGGCGCTGACGCTGGTGGACTCCGGCGGCACGCGAGAAGAGGGCGCCGTCGAGAGCCGGACCATGGAGGCCTACCGCTGGGGGGTGGCCCGCCGGGCCGCCGGCGTGCGGCTGATCAAGGGCGCGTCGAAGCGCAAAGGCACGTACCGATTCTGGTTCTCCGAGGGGTACCTGCCCTCGACCGCCGAAGAGCGGAAACGCGGCCGGAAGGTGCCGCTGATATTCCACTGGAAAGAAACCTTCGAGGACGAGCTGCAGGACCTCGTCGACTGCGGCGTCGCCGGCGAGAACAAGGATAAGCCCGAGGTCTGGCTGCTGAACAAACGCGGCGACGAGGAATACGACAGGCAGATGTCAAACGTCCACAAGGTGGTCGTCCGCGAACGCGGCGGCTACGCGGAGAAGTGGATCCCCGTCCAGTCAGGCGTCCGCCACGATTACCACGACTGCGAAACCTACCAGGTCCTCGCCGCGTGGGTGATGCGGCTGGACATGCTGCCGACGGTGGAAGAAATGCACAAACAACGAGCGGCCGCGGCGGCCGCCGCCAAAGAAACCGAGAAACGAAAACGTCAAACACCCAGGAGCACAGCATGGACGCCAAAACGGCTCGACCCGGACAAGTACATGTGAACGACGCCGACAGCAAGATCGAGAACACGGCCGCCGCGGGCGAGCGAGCAGAGAACACGGCCGCCAGGCGACGAAGCGCTGAACGCAATAAGCGCGAGCAGCAGGCGGCGCTGCAGGTGATGCTCGCCGAGAAACAGTGCCGCCACTGCGGCACGAAGGGCTGCTGGCGGATTACGCGCACGGTGGAGCGCATCCGATACCTCGAATGCCTCGGCTGCCGACGGCCGGATAAGATCGCGGTCGAATAAGACCGCAGAGGGTGCGAGCGGCGGCGGCGGGGCCGTTATTTGAGGGGCAATAGGCAGTTACGGTCTTTCCACGCCGTGGAAACCACCCCCTTACATCGCCGGCAGAGGCGCCGCGACAATGCGGGGGCAATGGCAGTCACTACCTACACGGATGCCGAACTGCTCGCACTCGTGCGCTCGGCGCTGGGCGGCCAACTGAGCCGGGGAGCGGCCGAGGTCACCATCAACGGCAGACGCGTCGGCTCGTTCTCACTGACGGAACTGATAGAGCTGGAGAAGTACTACACCAACAAGGTCGCCGACGCCGCCGGGGGACGGCGCCCGGCGGTCGTCACCTTCAGGCCGGAGAGCTGATGGCGTTTGGCAGGAAACCACGGCAGGGCAAATCGGCCAGGCAACTCCGCCGAGAGGCCGAGCTGCTGACGGCCCGCTGCGACCTGCAGGCCGCGAAACTCCGGGCGGCTGAACTGAGGACGGCGCGCAAGGGCGACGCCGTCAGGCGCGAAATACTCAGCACCTACTCAGCCGCGCATAAACGCAGGACGGACGCCGACTGGCGACCGGGCAGCAAGTCGGCCGAGGGGGCCATCAACCCCGACCTGGCGACGATGATGGCCCGGGCGCGGCAGGCCGTCCGCGACAGCTGGGACGCGAAGTCCGGCCGACTGGCCTACGTCCGCGGCATCGTCGGGATCGGCATCACGCCGCGGCCGGCGGCACAGAACCCGAAGACGGGCGAACGGCTCAAAGACTTCAACGCCGCGGCGATGAAGCTCTACCGCAGGTGGGCGAGAAATCCGCGGCTGGTCGACGTCGAGAAGAAACGGACGATGCTCGGCGTCCAACGCCACGTCGCCGGCGAGCTGTTCGAGGTCGGCGAGGCGTTCATACTGCCGGTCTACGAGAAGCGGGCCGACGGGCTCGGGCTGTCGCTGCAACTGCTCGAGCCGGAACAGCTCGACACGACGAAAACGAGCGAGGGCGGAAACGAGATCCACGCCGGCGTCGAGGTCGATACCTACGGGGCGCCCGTGGCGTACCACTTCTACACGACCGTCCATCCGCTGGATACGTATACGAAGCAATCGACGCGCGTACCGGCCGAGCGGATCATCCACGTGTTCGACCCGGCCCGCGTGAGGGCCAGCCGCGGCGTGACCATGATGCACGCCGTCATGCGCCGCATGAGACACCTGGGCATGTACGACGAGTACGAAGTCATCGCCAAGCGCATGGAGGCGGCCGTCGGCGGGGTGATACAACACGGGCCGACGGGAGAGGGCTACCGGACGGGGCTGGCCGGCGCGGCGGGCGATACGGAAAAAGACGCGAACGAGAACGATCAGTGGAACATGGAGCCGGGGTCGCTGCTACGGCTGAGGGAGGGAGAGGAGTTCCAACTCGTCAACCCCACGAGGCCGGGGCAGGTCTACGGGCCGTTCACGGGCCAGCAGATAAACCAGAACGCCGCGGGCATGGGACTCGACGCGGCGACAGTCGCGCGGGATTACACGAAGGGGAACTTCTCGGCGCAGCGGCAGGGGCTCATCGTCGGCTGGGACGAGACGGACCCGCTGCAGATGATGATGATCGACCTGATGCTGCGGTCGATCTACGAGCAGTTGATCACGTATTCCGTCCTCGAGGGCAGGCTGGAGGCGCCGCGGTTCTTCCGCGAGCGGGACTGGCAGGAGGCGTACCTCGAAGCCAACTGGCAGGGGCCGCCCAAACGGTGGATCGACCCGGCCAAGCAGGCCGCGGCCGCCAAGATCCAACTCGATACGGGGCTGGCCAGCCACGAGCAGATACTCAACGAGCAGGGCCTGGACGTCCGCGAAGTATTCGCGCAGATCGCCGAGGCCAAGCGGATCGCCGACGAGATGGGACTCACCATCAACGGGCTCAACGCACCGGCCAAGACCTCGCCGGTCGAGCCGCGGCCCGGGCGAAAACCGCCGGGCGAGGGCGACGACGAGGACCCCGGCGCGGAGGGAAAAACTGAGGACGACGGGACCGAGGCCCAGGGCGCGGGCGGCAACGGTGAGAGGCTGAGCGACAGACTGGTCGAGGTGATCCTCGAGGATTCACTGGCGGAGTGAGACCCGATGGCTAAAGCGAAACAGAACAAAGCGGCGACGGACGGCGACGGCGGGCTCGTGCGGCTCTCGCAGCCGGCGGCGCTGGCCGGCGACGGCTTCGAGGTCGACGCGGAGAGCGGGCTTTTCAAGAACGTATCGATCATCACACGGGGCCCGGCGATCGGCCACGGCTTCGACGTCGACGACAAGATGCTCGAACAGGTCGCCGCGAGCCTCAACGGCAAGGCCAAGGGCGTTAAGGCCCACATGACGCACGCCGGCATGGGCATATTCAGCGATGCCGATTCGATCGAGTTCCTGGTCGGACGCGCGGCGATCGGCGAGGCCCGCATCGTCGACGGCCAGGTCCGGGCGGACATCCAACTGCGCGAGTACGCGAGGAAAACGCCGCGCGGGGACCTGTGGGCGTTCCTTACGGGCGTCGGCAAGGACGACCCCGACGCCATGGGCGTCTCGATCGTGTTCGTGCCCGATCAGTACGAGGAGCGGGAAGACGAAAACCAGCAGACACTGCCGCCGGCAGGACGCGTCAAGGACGTGACGGCGGTCGATTTCGTGGGCGATGCGGGGGCGAACCCCGGCGGACTGTTAGAACGAAAACAAAAACAAGCGGACGGGCACGGACGCCCGTCGCCGCATGGAGATGGAACGATGAACGAAGCACTGAAGAAATACCTGGCGTCGATCGGCCTGGATGCCGAGGCGACGGACGAAGAGGCCGCCGAGTACGCCGCCGCGCTCGAGGGCGACCAGAAGACGATCGCTGAGGGCCTGGCCGACAAGCCGAAGGCGGACGAGGCGAAGGCCGAGAAGACCAAGGCGACGGCGAAGCCCAAGGCCGACGACGACGGCGAGAAGCTGTCGGCGGCGGATAAGAAGATCGTCGCGACGAGGGCCGCCGACCGCGCGCGGTTCGGCGAGCTGAAGGGGCTGGCCGCCAAGTTCGGCAAGGACATCGAGTGGCTCGGCGAGCAGTTCGAGTCCGGGGCGACCGTCGAGCAGGTCAGGACGGAGATACTCAAGGAGCAGGCGGCCAAGATGCAGCGCATCAGCGCCGTCAGCGTCGGGGCCGACCGCGAGGCCGAGGGCCTCAGCGAGGCGATCAGCGACGCGATCTGCCTGCGCACGAGGATCGGACTTTACGAGTACGATCCCGTGACGCGCCTGGCGATTCGCGACGGCGAGGGGCGGCCGAAGATCCGGCAGGCGCACAAGCGAGCCGAGCAGTTCCGGGCCCTGCCGCTGTCGGAGATGGCCAGGCAGTACCTGGTGTTGCTGGGAATGCCCGGGGTCAACAGCTTCACGAGGCCGCGGATCGCCGACCTGGTGATGAGCCGCGACAGGCTGTGGCGCGAGTTCCCCGGCGTGATCGGCCTGGCGCAGTCCACCAGCAGCTTCCCCTACATACTGGAGGACGTGCAGAACAAGAGCCTCCAGGCCGCCTACGCCGAGGCGACCAAGAAGTGGGAGCAGTGCTTCAGGCGAACGACCAACCCCGACTTCAAGACCATCAAGCGGATGGCGCTGTCGGCGGCGCCGGACCTGGTCGAACGCGAGGAAGGGGCGGAGGTCAAGTACTACACGCTCACCGAGAAGCGCGAAACGTACCACCTCGTGACATACTCGGCGGGCATCACGCAGACGCGCCTCGTCATCATCAACGATGATATAGACGCGTTCAACCGGATCCCGGCGCTGCAGGCCAACAGTTGCATGAGGAAGGAAGACACGGTCGCCTTCGCCCCGCTGACGGCCAACGCCGCGATGGGCGAGGACAGCAAGGCCCTCTTCCACGCCGACCACAGCAACTACGTGGCCTCGGGCTCGGGCGCCGCGCCGTCCGTGGCGACGCTCAACGCCGCCCGCACGGCCATGAGGACGCAGAAGGACATCAAGGGCGAGGCCCTGCTGGACATCACGCCCGTCTTCCTGATCGCGCCGGCGGCGCTGGAAGGGACCGTAAGGTCGCTGCTGGAGAGCGAGACGGTGCCGGGGACGAACCAGGGCCACTCGAAGAACATCTGGAAGGGCGAGCTGACGCCGATCATCCAGCCGCGGCTCGACGCGACCAGTATCACCGGATGGTACCTGGCCGCGTTGTACAACCAGATCGACACGATCGAGGTCTGCTTCCTCGAAGGCGAGGAAGTGCCGCAGCTCAAGACCGAGACGGTCTTCGACACGGGCGATGTGAAGTACGCCGTGACGCACACCGTGGCCGCCAAGCCCATCGATTTCCGCGGGCTGTATTTCAACTACGGCGTGTAAGCGGCGACCAGAGAGACGTTGAGAAAAAGCAAGGCGTGATCGGGATAAATGAAACCGGCGTCCGGCCGGCAGGCCGGGGCAGGGAGATACGACATGGCAGTGAAGAAACAAGAAGGCACGCGGCTGAGCTACACCAACAGCACCTCCACGGCGATCTCGGCCGGCGACGTGGTGGCCGTCGGCGACAGGATCGGCATCGCGCTGGTCGACATCGCCGTCGACGCCAGCGGACAGTTGGAGATGGAAGGCGTCTTCACGCTCGCCAAGACCACCGGCCAGGCGTGGGTCGTCGGCATGCAGCTCTACTGGAACGCCACCACGGCCAAGGTCACGAGCACCGCCGGCAGCAATAAGAGCGCCGGTGTCGCCGCGGCGATCGCGGCCAGCGACGCGGCCACCGGCGACGTCAAAATCAACGCCTGACCTGTCACCCCAGGCGGATATGTGACGCGGAGCGGTCGGTCGGCGGAACGGATGCCGCCGATCGGCGCCCCGCGGCCGGCGGGCCGCACGGAAGCGGCCAAGGAAAGCGGGCACGGATGCGCGGAAATGAAACCCATCGCCGGCCGCTGGTTGTGGCCTATCACACCGGCGGCGAGTATGCCGAAGAGGCCGAGCGGCTGGCGGCTTCGCTCGATCGGCTGGCGATTCCCCACGAGATCGAACAGATGCCCGTCGCCGGCGGCTGGCGGGCGAACGCACATATCAGGCCCGAGTTTCTCCTGGCCAAACGCTACCAGCACCCGACGCGTCCGCTGCTGAGCCTCGACGCCGACTGCGTCGTCCACAGCGACCCGTTCGATTTTCTGGCGGCGATGGACTGCGACGTGGCGATCCACCGTCTGCGAGGCCGCGAGGTGCTGCCGGGGACGCTGTGGCTGGCCAGCGGCGACGGACTCGTCGATGAATTCCTCCGCGAATGGCAGTCGCAAAACCACCTGCACCCGGCCAACGACGACCGCGTCAACTGCCTGGCGGCGATCGAGACGACCACCGGCCTGCGAGCGGCGGACCTGCCGCCGGAATACGCGTTCATCTTCGACACGTTCCGCACGCTGCACCCGGGCGTGGAGCCGGTGATCGAACACTTCCAGGCGTCCCGGCGGCTCAAGCAACTGATGGACCTGAGGGCGAGATGAAGATCGCGATACTGGCATACCTGGCGACCTACGGCAACAGCCCGCTGCTGGCGGCGGGGCTGGCCGGACGCGGACACGACGTGTCGCTGATTATCGCCGAGCGCGACGCCTACGGCTTCTGCGACGAGTTCGCCGAAACCCTGTACGCCGGCGGGCCGGACGCGCGCAAGGCCATCGAGGCGGCCGACAGAATCGTCTTCGTGGCGATGCCGGCGCTGACGATGGCGCTGCCACGGGCGACGGGCAAGGCCAACGGCGAGCAGCTCGAGCGCTTCGTGCGGCAAAAGGGCGGGGCGATATTGATAACCAGCTCCCACGTGCTGAGAGATCCGCAGCGAGCGGCCGACGCGATCGGGGCGAGCGGCCTTGCCGTGCTGGCCATGGCCGACAAGCTGGAATACTGCCCGCCGGCGGCGGGCGTGTACTGGCCGCCGGCCGAGCCGGGGCCGGCGGCGACGAGGCCGGGGCCCCCCGTGACGATCGGACACGCGCCGGGCAAGCGGTCGCGCCTCGAGTGGAAGGGGACGGGGTTCGTCGAAGGCGTCTTCGAGGAGATGGCGGCCAAGTACGACGGACGGCTGAGGACGGAAATTATCACGGGCCTCAGCCATGAGGCGGCGGGGCTCGCCTTCCGGTCGCTGGACGTCCTGGTCGACCAGTGCCCCGAGCCGGTGGAGGTGGACGGCAGGCGCCCGTGGGCGGGCAGGCTCGGCAAGAGCGGCGTCGAGGCCATGGCGGCCGGCTGCGCGGTCGTGACGGCGGGCGAGCTGGGGCCGGACGACGGGAAAATACCGCCGCCGCCGGCGATCGCGGCAGGCAGGGACGAACTTGCCGACGTGCTGGAACAGTTGATCAGAAATCCCGCCGACGCCGCGGCCGCCGGCGAGCGCGGCAGGCGATGGACGGAGAAGTACTGCACGCCGGCCGCCGTCGCCGAGCGAATCGAGGCGGTGCTGCGATGAGACGCGTACTGCACGTTATCGGCATACGCAACGGCTGGGCGATCGACGGCCGCGGCAAGGCGCTGTCGGCGGCCCTGGCCGAGCAATACGACTGCACGGTGGTTTCGACGGACGAGCCGCTGCCGGCCGGCGACGGGTTCGACCTGATCCACCTGCATAGCCTGGTGTTCATACCGCGCGTGGCGGCCGCCGGGTACCTGGAGCATCGCTGCTGGGGGTTCGAGCTGCCGAGCGAGCGGGCATTGCGGCGCCTGGCCCGCGCCGGGGCGGCGGTCAAGGAGGCGAGCTTCTGCGTGGCAAAGAGCCCGCGGCTCAAAGAGATCATCGCGCCGGAACTGGGCCCCGATGCCCGCTGCGAGTTCATCGCCAACGGCGTGGACTGCGAGATGTTCAGGCCGCGAAAGCTGCGGGTCGGCTGGGTCGGCCGCAAGGAGGAATCATACAAACGCTTCAAGGGCTACGGGCTCGTTTCGGAGGCGGTGAGCGCGCTGGGCGAACGCTGGCGCGGGGCCGCGCAGATCGAGTTCGCGCCGGACGCGAGCTGCTATCCGGTGAGAGTTCTCGGCAGGCAGGCCATGGCCGCCTACTACAAATCGCTCGACGCGCTGGTCTGCGCGTCGCAGTCCGAGGGCTGCAGCAACGTGGTGATGGAAGCACTGGCCGCCGGGGTGCCGGTGGTCAGCACGGACGTAGGCTGCGCGGGGGTGCTTCGAGAGGAGGTTGGGTTGACGATCGTCGAGCGGACGGCTGATGCGATAGCCGAGGGGCTCGAATCGGTCCTGGGCGACAGTGCAAGACGTGTCCAGGTTATGCGGGATAGGTATTCGTGGCGAGCGATCGCAGAGCAGTACGCCCGCCTGTACCGGGAGGTGCTGGAATGGAAGTGCCACGATGGCTGATGCTGCGAAGCGTTCACAGGACCGCCTGGCGATACCTGGCGCCGCCGCCGGAGGCGCTGGCGGATTACCCGGACGTGTGGGCCCACCTGTTCGCGGCGCTGGCGAGACTGGCCGGCGCGGCCGGGGAGATATGGCGAAAGGGCCAGGCGTGCGATGTTCGGTTCGACGGCGACGGCGTAGTCCAGCGCCATCGGCTCAGCCTGGGGGCCGCCGCGGAGATCAGGCCCGAGGTGATATGGCAGCGCGGCAATTACAGCGAGTACCACGGCGTGGTGGCGGCGTGCCCGGAGGCGCTGACGATCTATTACGGAGCGGGGGCGGCGTGGTGCCCGCCGGCGGGGCGGGACTACGACATCATACTCGTCGACTCGCCGGAGCAATTGCAGCACGTGCGGTCGAAACACCCGCGGGCGATGTGCCGGCTGCTGATCAAGCCGGCCGTCGAGACGATCTTCCGGCCGGTCGCCAGGCGAAAGGAATTCGACCTCGTGGCGATCTGCTCGCGGCCGCGCGAGTTCAAGGGCATGGGCTGGCTGGCCGAACGGCTGCCGGCAGGCGCGAGCGTCCTGCGGATCGGACCGGCCGACAAGTGGTTCCGGGCCGCGGCCGCCGACGGACGGCTGGACGTGACGTTCGCGGGGGAACTGGCCCCGAGAGATATTCCACGCCAGGCGTGCAGGGCGCGGGCGGGGGCCGTCGTCGACGACGGGAAGTTCGACTCGGCGCCGCGAGTGCTGCCGGAGATGCTGGCGATGGGACTGCCCGTGCTCGTGCGCGACACGGTGAGGGTCGACCACGGGCGATACGTCAACGCGTTCACCGGACTGGGGGTCAACGGGCGGAACTTCGGCCGGCAGTTCGAGCACATGATGGCGGCGTGGGAGACGTACGAGCCGCGCGAGTATTACCGGACGCACCTGGCAGTCGAAGTCGCGGCGGCGAAGCTGCTCAAGCAGATCAGGTGCCGCATGAGGGATAAAACATGCACCTGAACGTGAGCGAACCCGACGGCGCCGAGGGAGTCCTGTACGTGGCCTTCGGCAGGCAGTACGCACTGTCGGCGGCGGCGTCGGCGGCGGCGACGGCCGCGCAGACGCAACTGCCCGTCCACGTCCTGACCAACGTCCGCAGGAAGGTCCTCAACAAGATGTCGTGGCCGGAGGGGACGACGTTCACGCACTTCGACCGGCCGGACGAGGACAACCGCGAGATCAGGACGCGGATGATCGAGTTCACGCCGTTCGACAGGACCCTGCACCTCGACGCCGACGCGGTGATCGTCTCGGGCCAGGCGGCGGTGCCGCTGAGGTACCTGGCGGCGTTCGACGCCGTCTTTGTCGGATACCGGTCCATCAGCGGCTGCGCGCTGGCCGACCAGTGGGGGCCGATCAAGAACGACCTGGCGGACGCGAACCATTTCGCGATATGCGGCGGGCTGATGTGGTTCGCAAGGAACGAGCGGACAGAGGAGATGTTCCGGCTGTGGAACGGCTACTGGCGAGAGGAGGGACGCGGACGCGATATGCCGGGGCTGTTCAGGGCGATCTGGAACAGCCACATCAGGATGTGGATGCTGCCGGGAGAGCATCTCTGGATCGGCACGACGACGGGCTACGTGCACCATTCGCCCGGGCGAAACGTCCCCGAACTGCCCCAGATCGTCAAGCTGAAACCGAACGCGCTCGGGCCTGACGGCCGCAAGAGGCGGTGGGTCCAGGTCGACCAACGCGGACGGCCGATAGAACCGGCCGCGAAGGGAGGCAAAAAGGCGAAATGACGGGCATCGGAAAACATTTCGCGGTAGTCGCGCCGGGGCCGGGCGTCGAGTGCTTCGACGCCGAGCAGGACGGCGTCTACGACGGCGTGGTCGCAGTCAACAGGGCCGTCGAGATCGTCGAGGCCGGCTTCTGGGCGTGCCTCGACGCTCATACGCCCGCGATCTGCGAGAGGATCCTCGGCAAGCCGAAGCTGATCTGCTCGCGGCAGACGTTCCACCAGATACTCGGCCGCTGGCCGGACGTGGCCATGGCCGGACTGGCCGCGGACCACCGCGAGATGATCGTCCCGGGGCTGACGGCCGGCAACAACGCCTGGCGGGCGCTGTCGGCGACGGTGGCCGTGGCCTTCGCCGCCGCACGCGGGGCGACGGTCATCGACTGCTACGGCTTCGCCTGGCGGGGCGAGGGAGACTGGGACGGCCGGAGAGACAGCTCGCAGAGCCGCACGCCCGAACGCTGGGCGAAAGAACGGCGGACGTTCGAGATGCTCAGCGTCGAACTGTCGGCGGCGGGCGTCATGGTCGCGAGGGTTTCACCACAACCGGAACCGGCGAGAGGGCGGGAAGAGAACAGATGATAAGCCATCTTGCACAAACGGCCGGCGCGGCGCTGCTGCAATACGGGGCGCTGGGGCTCTGCGCGGTGATGGTGTGGCATAACTGGCAGGACCGCCGGGCCATGGCCGCACAACTCGACAGGCGGGCCGAGCAGTATGAGCGGATGATCAGCCAGCAGAGCGGCCTCGTCGAGCAGAATACCAAGACCATCGAGGATAACACGAAGGTCATCAGAGAAGTGCTCAAGGCCATCGGCGGCAAACAGGCGCGGGCGGGGGCGAAGTAAGATGCTGCTTTATTACATTGACAACGAGGTTGCGGCCTTCGGCGAGTGGGATTCCGTCGTCGAAGCCGGAAGCTCGACGATAGTCCAATCTGGCGACGCCGCATTCCCCGAGCGCGGGGCCGTCGGCCTGCGGGCGGACATCGTCAACGGGGCCAACGCATACGTCCGCAAGGACTTCGCCGCGCAAAGCACGCTCTACGCCGGCCTGTGGCTTTATCTGCATTCCGGGTACTCGGTAGGCAGCGGCTCAGGCAAGCCGATTGTCCTGTGCGGCGACTCCGGGGCCGCCAGCGGGACGTGGCTGCTCTACCTGCAATGGTACGACTCCAAGTGGTGGATATGCGTTTACGACTACGCCGTCGGGGCGTACCCATTGGTCCACATGCCGATAGACCGCTGGACGTACCTCGTCGGCGGCGTTCATCGCGCCGCCGGGACCGGCTGGCTGGCGCTCTGGATGGACGGGGCGCTGATGGGCCAAAACACCGGGCGGAATAACGCCGGCACGATCGACAATCTCCGGGTCGGCAATTCCTACGGCAACGCCGACGTCTACGCCCTCACGCTCGACATCGACGAGATCAAGATCGCGACGAGCTTGACCGGCACGGAACGCTACCGGCCGTGGCGGCAGGGTGCGGCCGTCGCGGCGGCACAGCCGCCGGCGATACTGCCGACGATGATCGGGGCATGGAGGCGATGCCGAAGATGATAAGACTCGAAGACACGGCGTTCACGAACAAGGACCTCGGGGCCGGTGCGCTGGTCGAGCTGGACAGCTACACCGTCGTTCGCGACTGCAAGCTGTCGATCACCGTCCGCTTTACAGCGCTGGACGGCGGCGGCGACGAGTACAGCGTAACCGTCACGCGGCAGGAATCCGGCGGCAGCGAGTACAAATACTTCGGCACGCAGTTCAGCGTTGCGGACGCCGCGGCCGGGCTGTACGTACCCTCGATCGACATACCCGTCGAGGCCGGCGACGTGGTCAGGGTCAAGGCCCGCAACATGACCGACGCCGGCGACGCGGCGGTCGCCGGACAGGTCGAATGGGTCGATACCGACGCGCCGAGCCGCCCGTACGGGCACCTGTACGTCGACGCGACAGGCGGCAACGACGCCTACGATGGCTCCAAGTTCTATCCGCTGGCGACCGTCCAGGCGGCGGTCGACGCGGCGGCCGGCGGTGAAACGATCAACATTGGTCCGGGGACGTACAGCGAACGCGTGCAGGCCCAGGCCAAGGCCGGGTTGACCTTCCAGGGGGCGGGGCCGTCAACTGTACTGACGTGGGCGACTGCCGGGCAGCCGACGCTGCAGGTTGCGAGTTGGACCACGATCAGGAATCTGCGAATTGCCAACACGGCTGCGGCCACCGCCCAGGCATTGGACGTGTCCGACACAGTTGATGTGATGGTGGACCGCGTAGTCCTCGAGAGTACCGGTTACGGGCTCAGGGCGGTTGGCGTTGTCGGGCTGCATGTCAGAGATAATTTCATCGCCGCTCAGGAGTGCGGGATTATGGTTTCGCCGCCGGCGACGTCGAAGCGGACCACGCCCGTAATGATCCTCGAAACGTCGCAGATCTACCTTCAGGACTGGACAACTTGCAGCGCATGGGGCGTCTTCATGGCGACTCAGGGCGCCGACTCGCACGGTATGGTGCTTATCAAAGGGTGTACCATCGGGGCCCAAACGGCCGCTGACGATGCGCAGGACAATGGCCAGGCAATCGCTACGCTAGTCGGTATTCCGGGCGGTGTCATCCGAGCCGAGATCGTTGATTCCATTTTGATTGGTGTGGGTGATAACGCGTGCGGGGCAAAGACGGTCGGGACGGGGGAGCAGTTGGAGGTTTATCTGACCGGTGCCAAGTGTATTCGGCAGTGACTGGCGGCGGAACTGCGGTCGATTTGGCGCAGGGCACAAACCCATTGACGGTATCGAATACGATGTATGACGCCTCCAAGACCGTCGGGACGATTACACAAGTGCCGCCGATGCC